ATTATAGTGTTACCTTAGCAGTACAATTAGAAACAAGGAATATTCAAAAAACAAAGATTATGAACGAGCAAATTCAAAGCATTCTCAACGAGAACGGAACAAAGACTTCTAAGATTCAGAAGCTCCTTACCCTCGGACTTACACGCAGACAGGTTGCAGACCTTGTAGCTAACGGAAACTACGGATTCGTGCAGAACGTCTACAAGCGCATGATGCAGGGAATGGCACAGGGCGCAGCACAAGCAGCAGCGACAGTTCTTCCACAACTCGACTACACATTCAACCGAAACTTCGGTATCGAAATTGAAGCCTACAACTGCACACGTGAACGCCTTGCAAGAGAACTTAACGCAGCAGGCATCAGAGTACAGGTTGAAGGCTACAATCACACGGACCACGCTGACCATTGGAAGCTGGTGACAGACAGCAGCCTCCAGGGTAACGACACCTTCGAACTTGTTAGCCCAATCCTCCACGGAGAGCAAGGAATTGAGGAACTTGAAAAAGTCTGCTGGGTCCTCGACCTCTGCAACGCTAAGGTTAACGACTCCTGCGGACTTCACGTTCACATGGACGCTGCTGAATTCGACCTTCAGACTTGGAAGAACCTTATAATTACTTACAAGCGTCTTGAGAAGGTAATCGACAACTTCATGCCACAAAGCAGACGCGACAACCGCTACTGCCAGGCTCTTACCACTATTTCAGAAACAACTATCAACCGAGCTTCTAATATTGGCGAGCTTAGAGCAGCTTTTGATTACGACCGCTATCACAAGATTAACCTCGAAGCTTACGTACGCCACCGCACGGTTGAGTTCCGCCAGCACGGAGGTTCAACAAACTTCACAAAGATGTCTGCTTGGATTCATTTTCTCGCAAAAATGATTACCTTTGCAAAGCAAGGCAAGGTGCAAAACAACACCATCCTGCAGAACGTTCCTTTCCTTACCGAAAGCGAAAAGTTATACTTCAGATTGAGAACTAAAAAATTAGCAGCATGTTAACAACCTACAGGCTGAAGGATGGCGACAAAATCGTCGCCACCTCTCCAGCTGATTTCCTCCACCAACTTCGCACAGGCAGTCGCTTCGATAGCGAAGGCACAGATGCAGAATATATGGTGCGCTTTGCTCACCGCTTACAGGAACTCGAGGGCTACCTTGTTTCCACTAACAGCCCTGATGCTTTCCTTGCCGACCTAATTAGCAACGGTTTCGTGACCGTTGAAAAATAAAACACGAGGCTCGTTTCTTTGTAGCCGTAGCAGTTTCCGAGCTGTTACGGCTCTTTTATGTTAAGTATTGAGAAAAAAACTTTCTTCAAAAATAATTTGAAAAACGCTTGCATATATCAAATATCCTTTGTATCTTTGCAATGTACAATTAAAGAAGGTGAGACACACCGTAAAAACTGTAAACAATATGAGAACATCTAAAATCAACATCGGAACAAAGGTCTTTAACAAAAAGAACCAGGAAGGCACAATTTCAAAGGTTATAACAAAGTCTACAGGCTATGTTGAGGTAACTTACTCAGATGGTTCTGTAAGAAAAGAAATGGCATTCAATCTCACAGACGAGAATGGCGAGAGCCTGAAAGCAACCCCAAAGGTTAAAAAGTATATTCCAACAGTTGCTGATAGAATTGAAAGCACAAAGCAGGCTCTATTGAGAGTTAACGAATATCGTCATGTCCCTCTAATTGACTCTTACATGTCATCGCTCGATAAGGTTCACACGGAAAATAAATTCATAGATTCTCTTATTAACACTCTTGCAAAGGCAACTATCGGTATTGCTAAGTTGAGCGAAAAGCAGGCTTACTACCTTGCTAAGTTTATTGTGGAAAACAATATCTAATCAAAATTAGAAATAATAACCTAAACGCTGCGCTATCGGCATGACGGGCAAATAATATGACAAATTCAATTCACAGTCCAAAAAATAAGTTCAGAGGTACAATATATCAAACAGGCATCAGCGGTAGCGGTGATTGTCTTTCTATTGCTTGCAGCGACTTAAGCACTTTAAAATCATGGCTTGAAGAATTTTCAAAGGGTAAGCCTGCACACATCGTTATAAGCGAAAATAAGAAAGAGTATCCTCTCTTCGATTGGGTGGAGATAGAAAATTACGAGATAAATAACTAAGAATTATTAGCCCTCGACATCACGGATAAGTCATTTTTATGTATAAATATCAAAATGGCATTGATAGAGAGATCGCAGAACAAGTTGTGAACAGTGGCAACTGCTGCCGTCAAGGTTTGGTGGAGATAGAAGATGGCAGAGTTTTCTTTACCCATAGAGGCTACAATGACAGAGTAGCCCCACATCTTGAAGTACTAACGTGCAAGAAGACAGATTCACGTTTCAATGTAAATTATAACAACGGTATAGCATACCACACACATTTATAAGGTATGAACAAATATGTAATGCAAAAGAGTAGCACTCGCCCCGATGGGTGGGTGCTGACTGATACGGAAAACAAGATCGTCATAACATTCGAGGACGGACTGTTTAATGAAAGTCAGAAGGTAACGCTATTGGAGGATAGTTCTGCTACAGCTGAAGAACTTGCTCACATTGTCGGCGAGATGGGCGGATGGGCTACACGTCATCACGGCAGCAAGTGTTTCCGTCATACCTATGGGTATGAGATAAGTGAGGATGGTTTGAAGAAGTATCTGTATCGAAGGAATTATCCTCGCTGGAAATTAGAGCTTCAGGAGGAGAATATGCCTGCTGAAAAACTTGCATCTTCATTGCGCAAGGCAGCAGAGTTTTTAACGAAAAGGAATCGACATGAGTGATAATAGAGGTGGCGCACGTCCAAATGCTGGGCGTAAGTTTTTAGGCAAAGTTCCGCTCAGCTCTCGTGTGAGCGAACAAGCGAAGGAGCGTTTAACGCAATTAGCAATTAAAAAAGGTGTCTCCATTTCTGAGATGCTTGAAGTGGTTATCAATAGTTATCAATTTCGTTAAGGTGTAAAAAGTCTTAGAACTTTGTTGCCATGGTGATACAAGAATCATCATGGCTTTTTAAATGTTAAATATTTAATATTACTACGTTTTTTTATAGTAAATATTTGCATACTACAAATATTTGTAGTACCTTTGTATTGTCAAAAGAAAACAATGAGTATATGAAACAGAAAAAAGAAATGATGGAGGTAACACCCGAAGAACGGGAACTCCTCGAAAGAATGAGAAATTACAACCGCTCTTTTCCAAATGGTTATCCAGAGCTCTTGTGGGACTTACAACAACTCTTCGATACAATGGTTCGAACACCATACAATTAAAAAAAACAAACCTCTCCTCCTTACTAAGGGGGAGAGAAAAATAAAAACTTAAACATCGTACAGATATGGAAACAGTAATGACAAAACCAGTAGTGGTTACAGATATGAAAAGAAAAGTACAAGACATCCTTATGGCAGTTTCATGGCGTGATTTCGCTGGAACGTACTTTCAAAAGTCATCTTCTTGGTTTTACCACAAGATGGATGGTATTGACGGCAATGGAGGTGCGGGTGGATTCAACCAGCAGGAAGCAGAGCAGATGCGCAATGCGCTTATGGATCTATCTTCTCGAATCCGTCGAGTAGCTGAGAATATTTAGGCGAGGTTCTCATTGACCTTTAGACAAAAGTCTCCCGTCGCCTACGGGTGCATTGTAGCCTCTCGTAATACGAGAGGCTTTTCCTTTTACTTTTTGTTGCTTTTTTATTCATATTTTGTACCTTTGCGACTAATATTAACTAAAACCATATAATGGATATGAAGAAATTCCTTTTTACTTCTGTGCTACTTCTCAGCACAATTGTGTGTTTTGCACAAAAACCATTGACTTTTACTAAAATAATTCAGAAAGATGGACTTACAGCACAACAGTTGTATGATGCTACAAAAAACTGGTTTGCCAGGACCTATGTAGACTCCAAAGCTGTGTTGAAAGATGACAATCCAGGTAAAGAAATTACGGGCAAAGGAAAATTAGTATTCCCAACAAACATGCTTTATGCAGCTCTTGAAGGTTATATCGGATACCTTATCGACGTACAATTTAAAGATGGACGCCTGAAGTTCACAATGAGCGACTTTCGACATGATCCTTCCAGAAGGGCTATGTTTGACAACAATTTGGGAGTTCTCGTAGACTCTCTTCCGAAGGATCTAAAAGAAATAGGCATAGATGGTGCTAATCGAAAGGCTGGATACAAGTACTTCTTTAAGAATGGTAAACCTCTTTGCGAAAATGTCTTCACAGAACTTTCATCCAGCCTTGAGAAATTTATTGATCAGCGCGAGGTTGAAACTAAAGATGAATGGTAATTTTTTGCGTGACGCAAAAATAATTGCATTATTGTTTGGCGATTACGATAATAGTTCCTATCTTTGCAATTGTCAAACGTCGTGTAGTAATACACAAATAAGGGCAAGAAGAAATTCGAGCCCCGAACTTATTAAATTTCGATGGGCTTATTTTTATGCCCATACTTGCAGACCTCTGCAATGAAGATATGGCGGATGCCTTCCAGTGAATTAGCCCTTGTTGGTGTAAGACACGATGTTTGACGACAGGAAGAGTATCCGCTTTTTCTGTATCCGTACCTGACGGATTCAGGCAATGTCAAACATCGTGCAATATGCAACAAGTAATCGAANTCGAAGAGCGATTTTTACAGCCGTATCTGTGAGTTCTCGGTTACCCGTCGTTTGGTAATTAGAGTTAACCTTGTATCTTTGTGCGT